AGGAGAAGAAGAAATGAAAGCAACGATTGAGTTCAATCTCCCTGAAGAACAAGAGGCGTTTGAAGATGCAACAAACGGATGGAAGTGGGGACACGCTATGTGGCAACTGGATCAATTCTTGAGGACAAAGGTCAAGTACGCACCTGATGACGCATCCGAAGAATCCATCAACGCCTATCAAGACGCAAGAGATGCACTCCATCGCATATTGAGTGAAGAGAATTTGGAAATGAGATGAAGAAACACACCTTGACCTACTTGAATCACTTCGGCTATGACATTAGTGACTTCATCCCTTGCGAGGTGTGTGGAACAACTGCGGTTGACATCCATCATATTGAAGCGAGAGGAATGGGAGGGAGCAAGGAAGCCGATAACATAGAAAATCTCCAAGCATTGTGCCGTGCCTGTCACACCAAGTTTGGGGATCAAAAGCAATTCAAAGAGTTCCTGAAATGCAAACACGCAGAGAAACTGAATCTGCGATAATTCTGCGATAAAATGCCAAACAATCCAAAAGCACTTGAGAACCTAAAGAACTTCAAACCCGGTGAGGATGAGAGAAGACATATGGAAGGAAGACCGAAGAAACTCATCACGCAAATGAAGGAGATTGGCTACACCAAAAGTCAGGTGGAAGATACGATGTTGTCAATGCTATCACTATCACGCAAGGAGTTGGAGAAGATAGACCGAGGGGATGAGTACACGATAATGGAACGCACCATCGCTGGAGCATTGCTAAAGGGACACGACAAGAACTCACTCTTTAACTTGGAGATGTTGCTCACACGCTCACAGGGCAAACCAAAAGAAACAATTGACCAAACAATAGAATCCAAGAATTTCACAATAACTTTGAATTTAGACAATGACAACTTATCTCGGTAACGGATGGGAGAATGAGTACGGACTCAACCTATCAATCAACATCAACAAATTAAACGAAGCCATCAAGAGTGGTGAACTGGTAGTTAATCAATACGGTGATGTCCGTGTGAACTGCAATCGGATGAAAGCACCACACGAGAAGAGCAAAGCCACACACGCACTTTCAGTTCCCAAAGCACGATGAAAAAAACTTGGAGGGGGTTGGATGTGTACCCACCCATTGACGATGAGTTGAAGCTCGTTCACACATCACAAGGTGAGTTCACACTTGCTCGGTACATTGACGATATTTGGATAGACGAACACACCAACAGGTTGCTTGAGGTCGTGTACTGGATGCCTATACCAATTTTGCCGAATGAATGAGAGTCATTCAGTCAGGACATATCGGTGATTTAATCTATTCCCTTTCTGCAACAAAGAGAGCATCCGAGTTGCACGGAGAGAAGATTGATTTTCACATCGGATTTCGTGAACCGAATGGAACACCGAATCATCCCGGTGGTGGGTATTGTATGAACCCAATCTCCTATGCTTACATCAAGCCATTGCTTGAGTTCCAACCATACATCCAAAGTGTGCAGATGAACTCTCACGCTGACATCGTGTATGACTTTGACAAATTCCGAAGGCACGAACTCAACTTGAGTGCTGGTGACTTGAGAAGAAACCACTTCTTTGTCTATCCCGAATTGACTTGTGACTTGACTCAACCTTGTGTGATTGCACCTGAACCAATTCAAGAGCTGAAGGACACAATCCTTTTGAATTTCAGTACACGCTATCGCAACAATGACATCAACTACAAATCGCTCAAGAATCACAAGTGCATTTTCTTTGGATACGAAGAGGAATATCACGCATTCTGCTCACGCCACCAGTTAGATTGTGAACACCTGAAGGTGAGAGATGCATTGGCTTTGGCACAGGTCATCAACTCGGTGAAGTTGGTGATTGGGAATCAGTCATCAACCTTTGCACTTGCAGAGCAAATGAAAGTCAAACGGATGCTTGAGTCCTATCATCATTGCCCGAATGTGATTCCGATGGGAGGAGTCGCTTATGATTACAACAAGAACTACACCTTTGAAAAAATACTAAATGAACTTATTGATATTAACTGACGGAATGAATGGTGTGGTTTATCACCGCATCTATACACCGCATCTTCGTTTGCAGTTGGACGGACAAGCAACAATTGATGTTTGCCAATCACAAGAGGAATGGATGACGGTTGACTTCTCCAAATATGACCTTGTTGTTTTCTCACGATGGTTGGGCAAATACCAATACGATGTTCTCAAGCGGATCGCTGATGCCGGGAAACCCTATGTCGTGGACATTGATGACTATTGGGTACTCCCCAAATATAATCCAGCGTATTGGGCATACAGGAAAGGAATCAAGACCGCCATCAAGGATGCAATCCACTATGCGGATGCAGTTATCACAACAACTCCAATGTTGGCGAAAGAGATACGCACCATCAACGAGAAGGTCTATGTTGTGCCAAACTGCTTGGACTTAACACACAACCAATGGTCGCAAGTTAAGGAGAAAAATGAGACGGTGAAGATTGGATGGGTGGGAGGAATTACACACGAGGAGGATTTGAAGCTCATCGCTGATGACATCAATGCGATGGATGTTGAGTTCTACATCGTTGGTTACACTCCGAGTGAGCATTGGAACAACATCGTCAAACTGATTCCAAAAGCCAAGATTGTGGAAGGCACAAGCGTGTGGGAATATGGAGAGGTTTACAAGCACTTTGACTTTGTACTTGCACCGCTTCAGGACAACCACTTCAACCAATGCAAGAGCGAACTGAAGATTGTGGAGGCAGCAGCGTATAGCATCCCTATCATCTGCTCTGCGGTGTTCCCTTACTTATACCACACATCAAACGATGGAGTTATATTCACCAACAAAAACAATTGGAGAGCATCCATTGAGAAACTCATTCACGCTGGGCATTCGGTTCGTCAATCTATGGGACGGAGTAACTTTGACTATTGCAACACCTATCACAACCTTGAACTGCACAACCTTACCCGGTTGGCGGTTTACGATAAGCTATGCAAATAAACTACAAGCGACCATATGTGACCAGTTACCAACAAGCCATCCTTGATTGTGAGGAGAGGTTTACGATAACGGCTGCGAGTACAAAGACGGGCAAAACCGCATCGCACATCATATGGTTGTTTGAACAAGCTCTCAAGTGCAAGGAGGGACAATCAGTTTGGTGGGTTGCACCTGTTTACCAACAAGCAGAGATTGCATTCCGAAGGATGAAAACACAAGTCACCGATGTCAACTTCTTCCAAAGCAACGAGACCAAGTTACTGCTCACCTTACCAACAGGATCACGCATTGAGTTCAAGTCAGGGGAGAAACCTGACAACCTGTATGGAGACGATGTGTATGCTGCGGTCATTGATGAGGCATCTCGTATGCGTGAGGAGTCGTGGTATGCTATGCGTTCAACCTTAACCGCCACACAAGGCAAGTGCAAGTTGATTGGGAATGTCAAAGGGAAAAAGAACTGGTTCTACAAATTAGGAGAGAGAGCAAGGAGCGGAGAGAGTGACTATCGTTATTTTAAGATAACCGCATACGATGCAGTCAAAGAGGGGATTCTCAAACTTGAGGAGGTAGAACAAGCCAAGCGTGACCTTCCTGAAAATGTATTTAATGAGTTGTATCTCGCAGAACCAGCGGATGACAAGACAAACCCTTTTGGAATTGACAACATTCGCAGATGTTACCGACCTGTCTCAAGGGGTACGGTTGTTGCTTGGGGAATTGACCTTGCAAAGTACTCGGATTATACCGTCATCGTTGGATTGGATGCAAACAATCAATGTGCATATGTTGACCGATTCCAAGCGGATTGGGGCATCACACAAGATAGAATCATTCGGTTGATTGGAAACACTCCAGCGTTCATTGACTCAACAGGTGTGGGTGATCCTATCGTGGAACAAATCCAAAGGGTATGTCAAAGAGTCAAGGGATTCAAGTTCACATCACAATCCAAACAACAACTAATTGAGGGACTCGTTCTCTCCGTTCAACAAAACTCGGTATTCTTCCCTGAAGAACCAATCGGCTCGGAGATGGAGAACTTTGAATTTGAATACACACGAACTGGTGTGAGATAC